TGTTGATTAGCTATCTGTTGTGCTGTAGGTGTAAAGCTTTGATCTGTACTCATTTGTTGATTAGCTATCTGTTGTGCTGTAGGTGTAAAGCTTTGATCTGTACTCATTTGTTGATTAGCTATCTGTTGTGCTGTAGGTGTTACCTTAGTTATCTGTTCTTCTGCTGGGGGCGTAAATGTTTGTTTTTTAGTCATTTGTTGATTAGCTAATTTTGTATTTTTACCTACATATTTAGTTTTTAAATCCTCTATATCTTTTTTGTTTTTAATATCTTCTTCTGAATTTGGTACTATTCCAGACCGTTTTCCTTCCATAGTTGAGTTATATAAAGAAATAGCTAACAAGTCTCTTTCTGCATTACCTGTAGACCTTATTCCTGCAGCCTTTAATTGCGCCTCAGTTACAGCTATTTGAGCCTTTGATCCTATATACATTTTCTCTAACATAGTAGGTTCTCTTTTGCCTGTCATTAAATCTGCCATACTACTTGTTGCAGATATAGAACTAGCCGCACTGCCTACAGAACCTGGAACCATTCCTATTATATCTTTATCTGGGCCGTCACTCACTTCAATAGGTTTTACTGGTTGCGTTGTTGTAGTATCTCCTGTACCTACTGCTGGCACGTCTTCAGGATTTACTGGTGTTCCATCAGAATTTACCTCAAAGTAACCTGCAGGAACTGGATATATAGGTTTTCCACCCATGTGTGGAACCATCAGTGTAGCACCTTCTGCATTTTGATATTGTATTAGAGTAATAGATGCCTGACCCATAACATTTTCAAAAGTTGGAACATTAGGTCTAGTGCCTGTATTACTTGTTCCAGTAACTAAGGGTCTTGTTGTAGTAGTTGAAAAATTAGAACTTGCAGGAGTTACATTGTTGTTTCTAGTTACACCAGTAGTAGATCCTCTAGTACTAGGTGTTACATTAACTCCAGTAGCTGCTTGCACTACACCGCCCTCTGCCATTTCTACTTCTTTTCCTTCAGGTGATACAACTATTAAATCAGCCATACCAAATGGCATATCATCAGGCATAGTAGCTTCATCACTATTTCCCATTTGACCCATTTGTTCCATGCGTTTTAATCCCATCTTAGCTTGCTGACGAAGATTCATTAATTTTTCAAGTCCTATGTATCTAACTACATCAGCAGGAAATACAAACTCACCCTCACTTAATTGTGCAGGTATGTCATCTCGTACTTCTTTTTGTGTGCTTCCTACAGGTACATCGTTACCTGACATAGGATCTACTGTGCCGCCTTGGTCTTTAAGGCCACCGTCTTCAAACATTTCCATTTGTTTTTCCATCATGGGAGTTCCACCTTTATTAAAATCAAATCCAAATTGGATACTTTTATTTTCTCCTGTTAAGTCAACATTTTTTATATTTTTTATAATGGGTGTATTGCGTAGCCTATCGTATAAGCCTTTCCCAACATTTTTTTCTTGTACTACAGGTTTATCTTTAAATGTATTAAAGTTTATCTCGTCTTCAGTTCTTGTAGTATCGTACAATCGTTGTATTCCGTTGTCAATATTACGTCTTTTACTAAACTCTTTTACTAATACTTTTTGTGCTTCTTCTTTAGAAATAGGTTCCATGTCTTGATGTAAAAGTTTATCTAAGTTATTTAGTCTATCTATTGCCTTTACATTTTCTGCATCAATGCTAGGCCATTTTATGCCACTGTTAACTGCGTTGTCTATAGCCTCTTTTAATCTATCACCCTCTAGTATCTCTCCGTTCCATACTGTAGGTATAAGTGTTTCTTTACCATCTATTTCTACAATAGCAGTTTTAACAGTGCTTAATGACCCATCCTCGTTTTCTACTGCGTTACCTGTAGCTATGTTTTCATAGTGATGTTTTAGTATTGGGTTCATTGCCATAGTAGATCTTTTTGGCGTTAAACTTGATGGTAATAAACCTCCATCCGCAAACTTGTAACGAACTTCACTAGGTAACTCTGTTTTATCAGATGCTTTTATGGGGTCTGGAGCATCTGCTTTTTTTAGATACGTAACATTTTTTGCATAAACACGATCTCCAATAACAGTAGCTACGTCTGCTCCTTTAACTGCTTGACCTGTTTTCATATCTACAAATAAATGTAGATTCATAGGATTAAAACCAATTTCTACTACCGTATCATCTAGTTCATTTAATATATTACGGTTAGGTTTGTAGTTACCATCTACAGACATAGCTGGAAATTTGTTTTGTGCTTCAGGTACGTCAGGTGCATATTTTTTAGAAGCAATACCTGCTCTACCCTTTTGACTTACATTAAAAATAACATTTTCTACGGTAGCATACGGAACGTAAGACAGAGCCTTACCATTAAAATTATTTTTATGTAAAGTTTGTAATTTATCTACACCTTTAGGCGCACCATCTATTTTAGAAGATAAATTTAATCTTATACCTACTTTTGTTCCATCTTCTATACGTTTATTAATAAGTTTATTTTTAGTAGAGCTGCCTGCAGTAGCGTCTTTTACAAGAGAATCTAATAAACTTACAGTTTCAGCGTTGTACTCTTTTAAAAACTTACCATCTTCTAAGTCTTTATTTATTCCAATTTCTAATGGTTCAGCAAAATTACTTGAAGCACGTTTAGCAGAAGCCATTTCAGTAGTATCAATTTTATCCATGTGTTCAGGAAAAACCATAATTTGTTTTGATCTGTCACCAAACTCTGCAAATAAAACGGAGTCATAACCTTGTTTTTTTATTTTTTCTATATTATCTTTTAAATATAATCTTTCTTTATTATTTTTAACTACATAAGGTTTTTCTAATCCTGATAAATCAAATCTTGCTATACTTTGTCCTTCACCTATAGGATTTCCATATATATCTTTTCCTTGTTTTAAACTATCAAATGTTGTTAAACTTCCATCGGAAGAAATATCTATATTTGCAGCAGAGGTTTTAGTAGTAAACGCTGATCCTAATAAATTGCGATCTACCTTTGGATCGTTCATTATGTTAAGAGCCTCTTGACCTCGTATAGATTCTTTTGCAGGTGCTAAATCAATAGCTCTTGTATTAGCGTATTCACCAGCTATAACAGGATCCATTGTAAAGTAAAAGCCTTCTCCCATAAACTGATCCTGCTTACGAGCAAAGTTTATGTCAAAAAAAGGTTTGTCTGCACTGCGTTCTTTTGCGGTTCCGTGATATCCATATACAGATAAATCATCTGGCTGCGAAGGCATTTCAGATTTTACATCTTCGGGTAGCTCATCAAAAACTTTTCTGACAGCAGACTTTTTAGTGTCTGTAACTTTTTTAGCTACTTTAGCTATTTTACCTGCTTTACTTAATAGACCCATTATTTAATATTTCATCCCTGAGTTTTTGTAGCCTACGTAACGTATATATAGAACCTTGTGATCTGTGTACCGCAATCATGTTATCTGACTGTTCTATAGTGCGATGTTGTTGTTCTATAAGTTTTTCTAAGTAGTTACTGAAGTTGTTCCATTGCTGGTGGTTGGATACCAGCCCCTTGAGCTTGCTGAGTATTTCCTTGTCCATTGTTTCCGCTAAATCCCTGTTCTTGTGGTGAAGGTGCTATTCCTGTGCCTATTGTACCACCACCTGCTCCTGTTGGATCTGCTGGGTTAGTTCCTGCTGGAGGTGGCGGCCCACCTTCTTGTGGAGCAGCAGCTTCTGGTGCAGGCTGTTGAAAGGCTTTCATTAATTCCGCTTGTATAGCAGCTTCATTCATATTGTTGGTTACTTTGTCAGGGTCTAATTCCATAGATTTTGCAATCTCACGAATAATATAATCAAACTTAGCAAAAGGCGCAAGAACAGGGTTTGATGCTACTTGCATAAATTGCATCAGTCTCTGGCTTCTTACTTCGTTAGCCATTAAACTTTCTGTACCACGAGCTTTTACTTCTAAGTCACCTTTAATTTCAGGGTCAAAGTCAAACTGCATATTAAATCTAAACAGCCCCTCACCTAAAGGTCTAAGTAAATAATCATCTACATTTTTAATAACGTTTTTAATACCACCACTAGCAGCATTCATTAACATACTGATACCAGAAGCTGTTCTACCTACTCCTGTAACACCTGTTTGTCCGTGAGAAAAACTTGGTAATCCTGTACTTTCATCAGATAGCTGTCTAGCTTTATCAAATAATTGTAAGTTTTCTCCTGCAACATTAGGAAACTTTGTACCAAATATTGCCTGACCAGGTGCGCCACCCTGTCTTCTAAATACTTTTCCTGGGTATACAGATAAGTCTTGGCCTGGTACTAGATTTGTTTCATCTACCTCTATAAGAAGATTACCAGATAATACAGCATTGTCAACAGCCATTCGCATAAAACCGTTCATTAATGTCTGAGTATCATCCATGTTTTCAGCTATACCCACACCAAAGAAACTGTATGGATTAAGTTCATAGGGAGCAGCCATGTAAGGTATACGTGCAGGTTTAAATGGATTAATAACCATTCTAAGTAATTTACCGTTACATATCCATACATTAGTTTGTAATTCGTCTGTATCTTCTAGCTCTTCAGGTATATCTACACCCTGCTCTTTAAGCATTTCTGTGTCGCACATACCCCAGTACTCTAATACTTCAAATCTTTCTGTGCCGTGTTCTGGTGCATAATCAGATAAATCATCTTCCCAACTTTCTTTATCGTAGTTTTCTCCCATAGCTATTGCTTCGTCAATAACTGCTGCTCTAAAATAGGGTCGCTTCTTTAAGCCACGCATTTGTGTACGAGACATCTTGTGTCGTTCAATAACAAATTGCGCTTCTTCCATATTGTTTGCGTCTGGATCAGGATAAAAGTTCCACACAGATACATGAGATACTTGGGGTACAGTTTTTATAGTAGGATCGTATTCACCTTCTTCATTCCAATTAGGATATTCTTTGTCTACCGCAAATGGGCCTTTCATTACGCCTGTACCAAATAAAGCCATTTCAAATGCTGTGCTACGTAAATGTTTAGATGCACTGGATTCTTCCAGTTGATCTTGTATTTTTTTCTGCATTGTTTTGGCGGCAACCATAGCTGGGCTAAAAGTAATTGCTGTAGGTGTTTTTCCTACACCCATTTTTAAATTGTCTATTCCTTTAAGGTCATCTTCTAAAACACCAAGTCCATCTATAAGAGTTTTTTCTGTAGCACCTGCTGGTATATCCTTACCATCTCCAGAAAAACCATATGGACTATCTTCATTTTCTCTGTCTCTAATTTGTTCTGGTTCGTTAGGATCAAAACTAACATCTGATACTACACCATCTGGTAATTCTGTTGGATCTACTGTAAGTGGAAATCTGTTGTTAGCAAATAGCACGTCAATAATTTGTCCGTATGCAGCTAACGTTTTAGTTTTAGTTACTTTAATAAATACACGAGACTTTTCTGCTTCTGTAAACTGTACATCAGAACCGTATAAACCCCTGTAATTGCGGTAGGACTTTAACCAACGTGTTTCGTCTTGCTGTCTATAATCATCTGCACGTCTATATCTATCCATAATAAAAGGAATAATTGCAGACACATCAGCATCTTCAATAACAGACTCTTCTGTATCTTCTAACATAACTACTTCGTCTTCAATAAATACTTCGTTTTCTTCTGCCATCTATTTTCCTTTAATATCCAAACGTTGTATCTGCTATAGCCATTCTATTTGTTTTAGAGCTATTGGGATCATAATCAAATATACTAAACCTTGGTCTTGACATAATACCATATCTTAACGCATCATACAAGTGGTCTTCTGAAGTTGTATCAATATCTTCTGGATTTTTTTTATCTATTGGTAGTGCTGGTAATTGCGCTATCATATTAGTGCAGTTATTAAAAAACACAAGTCTAGGTTCTTCTGTGTATTCATCTATCTGTAAACGCCTGTGTATTTCGTTTTTACCTGCGACACGAGATCCTTTTGATCTATCTGAAGGTCGCCATCTGCAGCCTCGTTGTACCATTTGTTCAGCTAGAGATGGGCCTGTGTCACCACGTTTGTGCCATAGTGAGGAGTCAAGTACTCCGTATCTCATGCCACCATCACCAGCTTCTAATTCTAGTATCATGTCTGCTAAATCAGTAGCTAATACTTTACTTACATATAGCTCTCTATATACAATAAGCTGTTCATTTGGGGATACAGCGAACCATACAACGCCTGACTTACTTCCGTATCCGTAGTCACATGCTCTAAATCTAACCCAGTTGTTAGGTATATCAAAGGGTTCAACGACATGTACATTTCTATCAAATTCTGTAAATGCTGCACCTTCTTTAATATCCCAATCACCGTCTAGTAACTGTCTACGTTGTTGTTCAGGCAAAGATAGAAGCATTGCTTCGTAGTCACCTTGTTCAGCTAAGTAGGGGTTGTCTTTTAGTCTTGCAGGTATAAACTTTCTTTTAAATAAAGCCTTACCTGCTTTTTCGTGACCTGCTGGATACTTTAACTCTTCTCCTGTTTCAATGTCTGTAGCATTAAATGCTGTATTTACTGAAGCAGGATCTATAAACATTTTCTTTACCCAGTGATGTCCTCTACCACCTGGGTTGGTAGTAGCCCTCATGTATACTGGTAAATCGGTTGCAGTGGATCGTAGACGAGAACGCATGTAATTCCATGCAAATGGTGTGGGCCATTGAGTCAATTCGTCAAAACCTATCCAGCTAAACGCTAGACCCTGATAACGCAAAGCATCATCTTCTCTATCAAGATATGACATCCACAATCTTGCGCCAGATGGTGCGACCCACTGCATCTTTCTTTCTGACCATTTTATTCCAGGCCAGATTTTTGGATACATCTCTTGAGACTTAAATATAAGTTCTCTAAGCTCTTCCGTAGTGTGTCGTAACAACAACCCAGAAAATGCAGGATGCCCCATGTATCGTAACGGATCGGCAAGCATAGCGTAGCTTTTACCACCACCAGCAGAACCACCGTAAAGAACTTCTCTTTCACCTGCTGCAAGAAACGCAGTCTGCGGCCCAGCATTAGGTTTAAATATAACATTATGTTGTTCTTCAAGAGTTTCAATAGGATCTAGTTTATCTATTTCTACTACTTTAGATTGCTCTTGCTTCTTCTTTGCTGCTGTCTTCTTTTGAACCGACTCTTTGGCTTTCAATTTTTTCCGCTTTGGCGATTGCCTCTTTCGCATAGTCTGCCCATCTGCGTAGGCTTGCAGCTTTGTTGTTTCTTCTTTTTTCATTCTCTAGTCTTTTCATTAAACCTACGTGAGATATGTATCTACCTGTGTTACGAGTTAACCATTGAGATACTTCTCTGTACGAATACTGTTTTAAATAACGTTTTGCTATTTCTAATTTATCTAGTTGGTCAGGTATAGGGTTTAATATGCCATTATCTTTTGCGTCTACTTCGTAGCCAAAAGGTATGGTGCGAGAAATCTTAGGTATTGATACCCATTCATTGTCTTCTTTTATATCTGTCGGTTGAGGTAACTTCCATCTACCTAGTGATTTAGTCATCGTCTACCGTATTTTTAGGTGGCATTAACATAACCCCACCTTTAGCTTCTACTTGTACTTTTTCAGTCTTAACAAGTCCAGTACGATCTAGTAACTCTTTAGCTGCTGCCATCTTATCTCGTATGCCTAGTTCAGTAGGATCATATAGTCCACCTACCATAGCCATTGCAGCTTTAGGAGCATTACGAGCCATAAAACTCTGTGTACTTTCTAATATTTCTTCTTTCATAGAATTGACAACTTCAGTAGTACTAGTTGCATCAGAGTATCCAGCTATCTTTTTTGCTGCTACTACATCTCCTCCTGCGTCATCAAATAACACAGATAAAAACTTTTGCTGTCGTTCTGTTAGTTGTCTAGCCATGTAACATTTCCAATGCTTTTTCTTTTGTTTCATCGTTACGTCTAGTCCACCCTTTACCGAAGGTATCAAAGGTAGATAGTTTCTCGTAGAAATTTTGACGTGTATAATGCATTTGTTCTATTATATCTTCTGGGTCTACTTCAGCGACAGCCTGTAAAGTCATCGGGCCTATACCGCCATCCTGCTCTACACCGACTATACGTTGCAACGCTTTAGCTGATCGTGAGACTCCTGAGTTAACAGCCCAGTCAAATACACAAAGATCAACCCCACTAGGAAGTTGATCACACTTTGCTCTATTCCAATAATTCTTTTTATAGATAGGAGCTACATCTTCATGCGTCAAGTCACGCATCTCTTTAGGTGTAGTCTCTCTGCCTACCCATTTGTCATAGACTTTTTTAGTGACACCGTGATTTGTGATGCCACCTGGATCTTTAGGATGATTTACAAAACCGCCTTCGTGTTCAAGTATTATTTCTAAACACGCACTATAGTTATTATTCATTTTTTATTTTTCTTTTCAATAAATATAGCATCTTCACCTTCGGGAGAAGTACTATCAATACCTTCTTGTATTTTTTGTTCTTGCATAGTTTTTCTAATATTATTTGCTATTTTAGATAGACTACGATAGTCTGTATGGCCTGTTCTTTTTTTGTTATCGCCCATTATTTTTTTCCTCCAAAGAACTTAGTTGCAGATCTTATGCCAAATGATGCAGCTATGACTACTCCAAGAGAATAACTGTACCATTGTGGTGCTTCTCCTAGCGCAGCAAATCCTGCTGCTGCAATCTCTCTGCCCCAATCCCCACAGAAACTTAAAATAAATGGGCCACTTAACAGCAGTGTCAACCATTCATCTTTCCACGAGTTCTGTGTAGCTTTCATAGCTTCCAGATCCCAGTCTATTTCACCTGTAGCAATCTTTAAATCTTTAGTTGCTTTAGCCTTTTGTACAGCAGTCTTGCCTTCAATCCATGAACCAGCAAGTCCAGCTATAGGGCCAAGTACATTACCTAACCCAAACATTATTTACCACACTGACATTTGTCACAGCAGTTACAAGGCATAGCAAGTATTGCACGTAGAATACGATTTAGATAGGGCATCATTCTGCCCCACCTTTTTCTTTTAATACAATACCAAAGATACCGCCTATAATACCTGCCCATGTTAGTATAGGCAAGCTGAACATAAAACCTAGTCCTACACCTGCTAGAGCAAGTGCTAGATAAGTTGTAGGCTCTTTAAGTCTTCCAGTAATCCAATCCATATTTATTCTCCCTATTTAAATGTAATAGCGACACCGATTGACAGGTCACTATATTTAAAGTCTTTGTCTAAAGATAGTTCAGAGTAAGCAGACAGGCTGTTACTTAAAGCCATTGTACTCTTTACTGATGCACCAGAAACACTAAAAGAATCTCCGCTTGCATATCCCCAGTCTAACGCTGGTCTAATTGATAGTCTTGAAATGTTTGCAGTTACGCCTACATCACCTGACCACTTTTTAGTTTTAATGCCGTACTCTACAGTAGCATCAGGCTTAAACATTGACATAATGCCACTCTTTATGACGCCTTCAGCCTGTGCTGACATCGCTGTTAGTGTAACGATAGCACCTGCAAGAAATAACTTTCTCATATTATCATCCTCCGAATCCTGTTAGTCTTCTAATTTCACCACGAGATATTCCTAGATCTTGTAGTTGTCTCTCTGTCATACTCATTAAAGTGTAGTATGCAGCCCTATTTTCCATGTATACATGGTATTTTTCTAGTAGTTTTTTAAACATAGTATAACTCCTTTATGTACATACGTCAGTACTATTGACTGACTAGTAAGTTATACCATATCTAGTTATAACATAAAAGAGATAATATTGCAACCCCGTTATGCATTTTTATTCTTTTGATTTAGTTTTAGTTAATGCTGTAGCACCCATAAAGCCTAATACGACACCCATCTGTGCTACAAGAAAGGTATTAAGAAACCCTGATGCAGACTCCATACGAGCTACATTAATGATAGGTGTAAGTAATAGTATTACAGTTACAATGGTTGTACCCATAGCTAACCAAGCCATAGTACGTTGAGTGTCCATCATCTTGTCTTCGTTTTCTAGGCGTATCCAGCGTTCATGGCGATCCATCTCATCATCTGTTATGATGCCATCACCATCTGCATCTGCTACAGCATACTTGCTATCTGCTTGTAATTTTTTAGGTGACATTATGTTTGTTCTCCGTAGGGATTAAACTCAAAACATTTAGCTTTTACGTAGTGTCCTGTAGCGAGTAAACCTTGAGCTATAGGTATTACTTGTTCTTCACAATGGG